TTTTTGCTCTTACTGACGGTGCCGCGTTGCGCACGGTAATGTCGAGCATGGGCGAGGGTTCAATGTTCAAGGCGTACCCCGGTGATTTCGATGTGTTCCGGCTGGGCCGGTTTGATGACGGGAGCGGCGAGATAAGCAGCTCTGTCGAGTTTCTGGTCAACGTGGCCAACTTGGTCACTATCAACGAGGAGGTTTAGTCATGCGGTCAGTAATGACGCATCAGTTTTCGCGTGTTCCCGGTGTTCAGATCCCGCGGTCGAGTTTTGACCGTAGCCATGGCCTCAAGACGACGTTTGACGCCGGCTGGCTGATCCCTGTGTTTGTGGACGAAGCATTGCCCGGTGACACGTACAACGTGCGTATGCACGCGTTCGCGCGGCTCGCCACGCCGCTGTTCCCTATCATGGATAACATGCGACTGGAGTCGTTTTTCTTTGCGGTGCCTAACCGCCTGGTGTGGGATAACTGGCAGAAGTTCTGCGGCGAGCAGGAGGACCCCGGCGATTCGACTGATTTCTTGATCCCCCAAATGGTTGCTACTGCCGGGACCGGGTACGGTGAGCAGTCGATTCACGACTATTTTGGGCTTCCGACGAAGATCCCCGGTTTCACTCATTCGGCGCTTTGGCACCGCGCATACGCTCTGATTTACAAGGAGTGGTTTCGCGACCAAAACCTCCAGGATTCGCCTGTGATCCCCAAGGACGATGGTCCGGATCTCCCGAGCGAGTACACGTTGTTCAGGCGCGGCAAGCGGCATGACTATTTCACGTCTGCTTTGCCGTGGCCGCAAAAGGGCGATTCGGTGCAGTTACCTTTGGGTACGACCGCACCCGTGGTGTCGGCGGGTAATGGGAACCCGTTGTTCGACAACTTGGGGAGCGGGCAGACTGCCATGGGTTTTCGGCACGTTGCGAGTTCGGCGGCGACGCAAATGTCGCTGACGAATTCTTTGGGTTCGTCGCAGGCGTTGACGTGGAATGACCCGAAGTTGGAAACCGATTTGTCGGACGCGACTGCGGCGACTATCAACCAATTGAGGCAGGCGTTTGCCATCCAGCGTTTGCTGGAGCGTGATGCGCGTGGCGGTACTCGGTATATCGAGAAGATCAAGGCCCATTTTGGCGTGACTTCGCCGGATGCCCGCCTTCAGCGTCCTGAGTATCTCGGTGGTGGTTCGTCGGCCGTGAACGTGTCTCCGATCGCTCAGACGTCGAGCACGGACGCCACCAGTCCGTTGGGTACCCTTGGTGCTATGGGCACCGTGGCAGTGAGCGGACACGGTTTCACGAAGTCTTTTACCGAGCATTGTCTGTTGATTGGGCTTGTCAACGTGCGTGCGGATCTGACTTACCAGCAGGGCCTGAACCGTATGTGGTCGCGGTCGACGATGCTGGAGTTTTACTGGCCTGCTCTCGCCAACATTGGCGAGCAGACAATTCTGAACAAGGAGATCTACTGCCAGGGTACGGCCGGTGGTGCGGCCGATGACGCGGCGTTCGGTTATCAGGAGCGGTATGCAGAGTACCGTTACAAGCCCTCGGTGATCACTGGCCAGTTCCGGTCCAACTGCACGACGCCTCTCGATGCGTGGCATCTGTCTCAGGAGTTTTCGGCGCTGCCCGCTTTGAATTCGGATTTCATCGAGGACAATCCGCCTATCGACCGTGTGATCGCGACTCCAGCTGAGCCTCACTTCCTGTTTGATGCGTATTTCCAAATGCGCTGCGCAAGGCCGATGCCGATTTACGGCGTGCCGGGCCTGATGGATCACTTCTGATGGGCCTGTTTGGCGACATCTTCGGCGGCATCGGTGATGCCGTCACGGGTAATTGGGGCCCCATCATTGGAGGGGGCTTCGATTTGTTTGGCGGTGAACGTGCTAATTCCGCGAATCTGGCCAGCTCCCGGGAGGTGATGGCTTTCAATCGCGAGGAGGCGGAACGTGACCGTATTTTCCAAGCTGAGCAAGCTGCCATGGGCAGAGATTTTGGAGGTAATCAGGCGCGTATTCAGCGCAATTTTCAGGCTCGTCAGGCGACGGTCAATAGAGCGTGGGAGCAGCGAATGTCGAACTCCGCCTATCAGCGGCAGGTCGCAGATCTGCGTCGTGCGGGTCTTAATCCGATACTCGCCCTTACGCGTGGTGGTGGTGCGTCGACGCCGTCGGGTGCAAGCCCAGCGGGTTCGATGCCCGGATCGCCAACTGCGTCCGGCTCCCGGGCTTCTGGTGTCAGAGCGGAGTTCGAGAACACCATCGGACGTGCAATAGGCACAGGTATGCAGGCTTACCGGCTTAGGCCGGAGGTGAAGCAGATAGAAGCGACTACCGGCAATATTGAGAAGCAAGGCGAGGTTATCGAGCAGGATGCGAAGCTGAAGGAGGCACAGGTTGCGGAAACAGCTGCGCGTACTCAAGAGATCCAGTCTAGTACTGCTTTGAATGTCGTCCGTCAGGCGCTTGGTCAGGCGGAGACTGGTAAAATTTTTGATGAGCAGAAGCGGATTCGTCGGGAGATTGCTCGTATTAACTCGGAGATCCGCCAGCGCGGTACGTCTACCGAGCATGAGCGCGAGCAGCTTGCCCAGTTGAAGCTCGATTTCAATCGGAAATCGCAGATGTCTCAAGCTTGGGGCGGTCCGTTGGGCGGCGTTGGTGCCGCCGCTGAGGTTCTCCGCCCCGTGTTTTCGTCCGCAAAGGACATTTCTAATTCCGTTGGTATTCTTTCTATCTTGCCCAAGTTGCTGAAAGGCTTTAAGGGCAAGGGTCGTTTTAACCCGGAGGATTACATTCAATGAGCTTTCGACTTCCTTATGATCGTTCCACGCAGGAGCGTGTTCAGTTCTCTTCGGCGTTGCCGTCTCGTACTAAGCAGTCAATGGCTGCTGAGACAGACATCAACTTCATCGTTAGCCGCTTCCAGAAAACCGGCGTGATCGCCCATCAGGCCCGTTATGAGGGCCAGTATGGTGAGTTTGACGTAATCGATTTCCACGAGGCGATGAATATCGTAGCGACCGCTACGGAGATGTTTGCGTCTTTGCCGTCTAACGTGCGCGCCCAGTTTGCTAATGATCCTGGCGCGTTTCTCGACTTCGCTAATGATCCCAATAACTCGGCAGCGTTGCAGTCTATGGGTCTCGGGCGGACGCCCGTTAAGCCGGCGGAGCCGGCGCCTGTACCTGTACCGGAGGAGCCTCAAGGGTAGGCCGGAGCGTCATGGCCTTTTGGACGGGACGGTCACGTCCCGTTCCTTTTTGTATTCCGTTCTTCTAATTCCCCCAACCTTTTTCGGTGTTTCTTCTTCTTCTTCTTCTCTTCGTGCGTGCGGCTCTCGCGCGCGCGCGTCTTTCACTCTCACTTTTCACGCTGTGGGCAACTTGGGGGCAGCATGCGACCCCTGTGGTCGCAGGCATGCTGTCCCCATGTTGTCCATCAGCACTCAGCCCTTCCAGGGCTCGATTCTTAACTCTCCACTGAACCCCAGGTTCAGTAAATAGCTCACTGCATACTCTGCCTTCTTGAACAGCCGCGTTTCACCGCGGGCTGTCTTCAACACGCTGCCGTATCGGCTGAGTTCAAACTCTAGCCGTGATCCTTCGTGTGGGTATGCCCACACCTCCCACTGCAGCGGGTCTTGCTCAACTATCGCCACCGAGGCAACCTCGTGGCACTTAATCGCTGCTTGCAGATGCTCCATATTCATGCTCTTGCTCCTACGTTGGAGCCTTAATGATAGTACAAGACCCGCGTCTTGTCTGTACATTTCAGCGAAGTCGGTGACGATTGTCACCTTTTGACTATTGCTTCAGCCCCCGGGAACAGTTACCTTCTTGATGTAACTGTTCCCACTGACAGCCCACTCTCCGAAGGAGGTCCCATGCGCAGGATGAAGCTCTCCAAAGGCCGGTCGAAGCGGATGTTCCGCAAGTCCGGTTCTCGTACCCAGTCCCTCAACTTTGCCCACCCGATGCGAGGAGGCATCCGTTTGTGACATGTTTCTCACCGCTCAAGGGCTACCGCTCTCGGACGGTGAATCCCACCGGAAAGCGGTCTATCTGCTTCACCCACCGGGAGGCGTACACCGACCTCCCGGTGGACGTTCCCTGCGGTCAATGTATGGGCTGTCGGTTAGAGCGTAGTAGGCAATGGGCCATGAGGTGCATGCATGAGGCTTCTCTACATTCTGAGTCTTGTTTTGTCACTCTCACTTATGACGATGACCATCTTCCTGATGACGGTGGTGTTCACCCGCATCATTTCGTCAATTTGGTGAAGCGTCTAAGACACTTCCATGAGTTTCGCTATTTCCACTGCGGCGAATATGGCGATGAGTCGAAGAGACCTCATTACCACGCGCTCTTCTTCGGTTGGTGCCCGGACGACCTTATCCATTACAGCAATGGCCCTTCGGGCGAGAAGCTCTACATCTCGCCCTACCTGGAGCGCATGTGGAAGTTCGGATTCGTAACGGTGGGCGATGTGACCTTTGCCTCGGCCGCCTATGTGGCGCGGTACGCGACCAAGAAGATCACCGGACCGAAGGCTATCGACCACTACTTGAGCTGCAATTCAATTACCGGCGAGATCCATCAGATCCGGCCGGAGTACATCACGATGAGCAAGGGGCGGAAGCTCAACGGCGGTATCGGTAAGGGTTGGTATGACAAGTTCAAAGGCGAGACCTACCGCGATGATTCGGTGATTGTGAACGAGCGGGAAGTTCAGCCACCGAAGTTTTATGATCGCCTACTGGAAGGTGAAGATCCCCAAGCATTGAAGGCCATCAAGGCCGCCAGAATTGAGGCTGCTCGTAAATGGGCAGCCAACAATACCGCAGAGCGTCTTGCTGTGCGGGAGACGATCCAGAAGGCGAAAGCCAAACTACTCAAGAGGACACTCTCATGATGCAGATCTATTCCATTTTCGACCGTAAGACGGCCGGGTACATGCAGCCTTTTTTTGCTCTTACTGACGGTGCCGCGTTGCGCACGGTAATGTCGAGCATGGGCGAGGGTTCAATGTTCAAGGCGTACCCCGGTGATTTCGATGTGTTCCGGCTGGGCCGGTTTGATGACGGTAGCGGCGATATAAGCAGCTCTGTTGAGTTTTTGGTGAACGTGGCCAACTTGGTCACTATCAACGAGGAGGTTTAATCATGCGGTCAGTAATGACGCATCAATTCTCACGTGTTCCTGGTGTTCAGATCCCAAGGTCCAGTTTTGACCGTTCTCATGGTCTCAAGACGACGTTCGACGCCGGCTGGCTGATCCCTGTGTTTGTAGACGAGGCGCTGCCCGGTGACACGTACAGCGTGCGTATGCACGCGTTCGCGAGGCTTGCTACCCCGTTGTTTCCGATTATGGATAACATGCGACTGGAGTCGTTCTTCTTCGCGGTGCCCAACCGCCTGGTGTGGGACAACTGGCAGAAGTTCTGCGGCGAGCAGGAGGATCCAGGCGACTCGACTGATTTTTTGATTCCGCAGATGGTGGCTACTGCGGGCACCGGGTACGGTGAGCAGTCTATCCACGACTACTTCGGCCTTCCTACCAAGATCCCTGGTTTCACTCACTCGGCGCTGTGGCATCGCGCGTACGCGCTGATTTACAAGGAGTGGTTCCGCGACCAGAACCTCCAGGATTCGCCGGTGATCCCGAAGGACGATGGTCCGGACCTCCCGAGCGAGTACACGTTGTTCAGGCGCGGGAAGCGCCACGACTACTTTACGTCTGCTTTGCCGTGGCCCCAGAAGGGGGACTCTGTTCAGCTTCCGTTGGGCACGGTCGCGCCGGTGGTTTCTAACACGGCGCCGGTGCAGTTCTCGAACCTTTCGACGTCCCAGTTGAATTTGGGTTTCCGGCATACGGCGAGTAGTACGGGCGTTAACGTTACGACTACGAATTCGTCTGGCAACGCGCAGGCGTTGTCGTTTGGTGCCTCGACGGGTCTGGAAGCAGATTTGTCGGAGGCTACGGCGGCGACTATCAACCAGCTGCGGCAGGCGTTTGCTATTCAGCGCCTCCTGGAACGGGATGCCAGGGGCGGTACCCGTTATATCGAAAAGATCAAGGCGCACTTTGGTGTGACGTCGCCCGATGCCCGGCTTCAGCGTCCTGAGTATCTCGGCGGTGGTTCTTCCGCCGTGAATGTGTCTCCGATTGCGCAGACTTCGAGCACGGACGCTACGAGTCCGTTGGGTACCCTTGGTGCAATGGGCACCGTGGCGGTCAGCGGACACGGGTTTACGAAGTCGTTCACTGAGCACTGCTTACTTATCGGCTTGGTGAATGTCCGTGCGGACCTTACCTATCAACAAGGCCTGAACCGGATGTGGTCTCGGTCCACGATGCTGGAGTTCTACTGGCCGGCGCTGGCGAATATCGGCGAGCAGACGATCCTGAACAAGGAGATCTACTGCCAGGGTACGGCTGGCGGTACGGCCGATGATGAGGCGTTCGGTTACCAGGAGCGTTATGCGGAGTACCGTTACAAGCCGTCGGTTATCACGGGCCAGTTCCGGTCGAATTGCACGGCGCCTCTTGATGCGTGGCATTTGTCTCAGGAGTTCTCGGCGTTGCCTGCTTTGAATTCGGATTTCATCGAGGACAACCCGCCGATTGATCGCGTGATAGCGACGCCTGCTGAGCCGCACTTTCTGTTCGACGCGTATTTCCAAATGCGCTGCGCAAGGCCGATGCCGATTTATGGCGTGCCGGGCCTGATTGATCACTTCTGATGGGGCTGTTCGGCGATATCTTCGGCGGCATCGGTGATGCCGTCACAGGTAATTGGGGCTCCCTGATATCAGGGGGTCTTGATTTGTTAGGTGGTGAACGTGCTAATTCCGCGAACTTGGCCAGCTCTCGGGAGGTGATGGCTTTTAATCGCGAGGAGGCCGAGCGTGACCGTATTTTCCAAGCTGAGCAAGCTGCGTTGGGACGCGATTTTGGAGGCCGGCAGGCTGATATACAGCGTCGGTTCCAAGGTCGGCAAGCTACTGTCTCGCGAGCGTGGGAGCAGCGAATGTCAAACAGCGCCTATCAGCGGCAGACGGCAGACCTGCGTCGTGCGGGTCTTAATCCGATACTCGCCCTTACGCGTGGTGGTGGTGCATCGACGCCGTCGAGTCCAAGCCCAGCGGGTTCGATGCCCGGAGCCCCAACTGCGTCCGGCTCCCGGGCTTCTGGTGTCAGAGCGGAGTTCGAAAATACCATCGGACGTGCAATAGGGACTGGTATGCAGGCCTATCGGTTGTCGCCGGAGGTTCGTCAGGTGGAAGCCACGACGGAGAATGTAAAGAAGCAGGGCAGCGTTATAGAGCAGGATGCGAAGCTGAAGGCCGCCCAGGTGGCCGAGACAGCTGCCCGGACTCAGGAGATCCAAGCCAATACGGCCCTTTCCGTTGTTCGACAGGGCCTTGAGCAGGCCCAGACTGGTCGCGTTTTCGATGAGCAGAAGCATATCAGAGCGCAGATCCGCAATATTGAGTCGGAGATCGGCAAGCGCGGTGTTTCAACGGAGCACGAGCGTGAGCAACTCAAGCAGCTGAAGCTGGAGTACAACCGCAAGGCGAAGCTGTCGTCTGCTTGGGGCGACCTGGGAGACATGGGCGCAGCCGCGGAGGTTCTTCGCCCCGTGTTTTCGTCCGCAAAGGACATTTCAGCATCTGTTGGTATCCTGGGCGTGTTGCCCAAGATCCTTAAGGGCTTCGGCCGCCGTGGCGGCTTTAAACCGGAGGACTTTATCCGATGACTTTTCGACTTCCCTATGATCGTTCTACGCAAGAGCGTGTTCAGTATTCGTCGGCTTTGCCGTCGCGTACCAAGCAATCAATGGCCGCTGAGACGGACATTAACTTCATCGTCAACCGGTTCCAAAAAACCGGTGTGATCGCCCATCAGGCCCGTTATGAGGGCCAGTATGGCGAGTTCGAGCCAATCGATTTTCACGAAGCGATGAATATCGTGGCGTCCGCCACGGAGATGTTCGCGGCTTTGCCGTCGAACGTTCGCGCTCAGTTTGCTAATGATCCTGGCGCGTTTCTCGACTTTGCTAATAATCCAGACAACTCGGCAGCGTTGCAGTCTATGGGTCTCGGGCGTGAGCCCGTTAAGCCGGCTTCGCCGGCGCCTGTACCTGTACCGGAGGAGCCTCAAGGGTAGGCCGGAGCGTCATGGCCTTTTGGACGGGACGGTCACGTCCCGTTCCTTTTTCTATTCCGTTCTTCTAATTCCCCCAACCTTTTTCGGTGTTTCTTCTTCTTCTTCTCTTCGTGCGTGCGGCTCTCGCGCGCGCGCGTCTTTCACTCTCACTTTTCT